TCCGTCACCACTTCCGCCACCACTTCCGCCACCACTTCCGCCACCACTTCCGCCACCACTTTGGCCCGGCGCGGGGACCTGGCAGGCGCTGCAGGCTCAAACAGTGACTCCACCCGCGCGTAGTAGCCCAGGGCCACCAGGGCGGCGGCACACTCGTCCGAGGCGTCCAGCACCATCCCATCCACCACCCGAACCACACCAAAGGGCGCAAAGTCGAATTCGCAGTTGTACTTACCCGGCACGGGTGAGGGAATATTGCAAGACAAATTCACACAGCACTCCAAGTCATTGAGACAGTCACCAAATGCCGGGACGTATGCCTGGGCATCAACCCGCCACCAGGTAGAGCGTCAACCCCAACTTACCGCTAGCCGTGGTGGTGCAAGAGGCGGTCATCACCAGGCCGATCTTTTGGTCTGCCGTGCGGCTCACCACAACCCGGGTGTGCGTGGCACTGGCCGCACGCAGCAAGCCCCCGGCCTGGACCACTGTGGCACCGCTCACCCAGGCAGCACCGCCCGAGGCCGTGGTGTCGATGGCATTGCCGGCGGTCAGAATGCCCAGATCGAACGCCCCGGCCGCTGAAGCCGACAGGTCATCGCAGTCAAAGGCCCAGTCCACCACCCTGTGGTTGGCTGGCAAAAAGCCCAGTTGCACCACATCGGCGCTGGCCAGCACAGCGGTGATGTCGTAGTCAAAACGAACTGCCATCACCTCCGAGCCGTGAACCACAGGGGTCGGTTTAGAGCCCTTTGCGTACAAAGTTTGAAGAATTGCCATGAGATATCTCCGAAAATATGAAAAGAACCAAGATCCGTGGGTGCTCAGGACGGGTCAGCACAGAAGGTGTCCACCGCCATCACCCCCATGTCGCGCGAGACGTTGTCCACGGGGCTGGTGAAGGTGGTCTTCTTCACGCCAAAGATCGAGCCGCAGGTGATCACCACCTGGTTGCCCCGGTCCTCGAGCTCCTCGTTCCAGTCAAAGCGCAGGCCGGTGCCGGCCGAGCCAAACGCCACCACCCCCGCCTGGCGGCCCATAAAGAGCGCACGAGCGGCAGGCAGGTTGGCCCCGGCGCCGTAGTCGCTAAAGCGCACCACCGAGCGGTGCGAATGCAGCACCACCCCGGCGTGCATACCCAAAGCGCCCGAGAAGATGGGTGACTTCATGCCCACGGCTGCAGCGGTTGCTTTCTGGATATCGAGCCACTGCCCGGTGCTGGTGTTGTTGCGCAGCTGGAACGCCTGCCAGGGGTGCATCAGCAAGCAGAAGGTGTCCTCACCCTCAATGCGTACTGGCTGCATGGCCGGAATACCCAGCGTGCCGCCACCCATCGTCGAGGTGCGTGCCACACAGCGCTCAATGGTGTTGAGCGTCATCAGGGTGGTCGCTGACACATTGGCCTTGGCGGTTGCCGCGGTACCTGCTGCATCCCCGTAGATCATGTGCTGCGCATCCGGTGCTGTGAGCGCATTGCCAGCAAAGCCGGCGTAGCTGGTCGGAAAAATGTAGTCTGAGTTGGTGCCCCGTGCGCCAGAGAGGTAGATGAACAGCAGCTCATCAAACACCTTGGCCCACCACTCGCCCTGGCGGCGCCGGGAAATGGTGCGCAGGTCGTGGATGGTGCGCTTGCGCGACATCTTGCCACCCGTGTTCACCCCAGAGCGCATCTGGTCGATGTAGATGTTGTCGGTGGCAAACTTCAGGTCCTCTTCCTTGCCCCGCAGCGTCGTGTCCCCTTCAACCGGCTGCATCTTGAGCTGCATCACCAGGTCATAGGAGATTTGGTCGCCCGCATCATTCTCCAGCTGCGGCAGCACCTGGATGGGGGTCTGCGCATCCGCGCCAACGCCCATGAACTTGCGGTTGAAATAAGACTCACGGCCGACATCAACGGCCAGAAAGGCGGAATAGCGCTTGAGCGCTTTCGGGTCGCCCACGCCCACAATGGTTGCACTCATGCAATGCTCCTCAAAGGTTGAACTTGAGGCACACTGCTGCGCGCCGACCTAGCCGCAGGGTGCGGCTAGCGCCCATTACAGCATTGACATTAGCATTTTTTGCGGTGGTGAAATCCCCCCCTGCGCCTGCTGCGCCGGGCTCGCTCGGGTGGGTAGTTCAATCAGCACGTCAGGCGCAGACCTGATCTCCAGGCGGGCCCGCTGGCCGCTCTTCTCCAGCAGGGTCAGGGCCACCCGGCCGGCATCAAAGGACACCGTCTCCCCGGTCCTGATGTCAACTTTAAGGACCTTCATCAAGCCGCGCGCAAATACCTCGTCACTTCATCGGGTGCCATGCGGGCCAACTGGCGCTCCAAGTCCATCCCCGAGAGCCGCTCGAGCTTGGCAAACTCATCGCCCCCGCCGGTCTCAGGCAAGGCGGCAGCCGGCACTGCGGCCAGCGTAGCCGGGATGTTTTGCAGCAAAGACACCGGCGGCTTGGCTGGCGCTGCCGGGGCCTGTGCGGGCGCACCCAGCCCACCAAAAAGTTTGCGCACTGCTGAATCCGCCTGCGTCAAAAACCAGCTGCTGCTCTTGTTGGCGTTCTCAGGCTGGTGCGCAAGCGCCTTGATCGAAGCATCCAGTGCGGCAAACAGAATCGGGTCTTTGTAGACTGTGCTGCTGTCCTGCTCAAAAAAGCGTGACTGCTCCCACTGCCAGCGCGCCTTCTGGTTTTGCTCATTCTGCTCGGCCGCAAAGCTGGCAAACCGCTGCTCAGAGCGCAGGTCTGCCCGGCCCTCAATGATGGCGGTCTTCTCGGCGTCATAGGCTGCAATATCCAGGTCTCCGGCGGCGAGTTGCTCCCGCAGCGCCACCTCCCGGGCCGCCAGCGCTGCCATCTTGCCCTCAAAATCCGCCACTGCCGGCACGGCAAAGGCCGGTACAAACTCCTGCACCACCCCCTCCTGCGCGGCCATCACAGCCGCTACAGCCGTGACAGCCGCCGCCGCCCCCACCTCTGCGGCTGAGGCCTCAACAGGGGCCGCGACCGGGGCTACCTCCGGCAAAGCACCATCCCCCGCCTGCGGCACAGCGGTTAGCACGGGATCCGGCCCGTCGTCGTCAGCAGTATCCAAACGCTGCACCCCCGGCCCTTGCATCGCGTTGAGCTCCGCGTCCTCCACACCGGCCATCGCCTCGCGCTCAGCGCCAGACAAACCCGCCAGCTCAGTCTCTGTTATCGCAGCCATGTCAGCTCCTTAAAAATGTTCATCTGCCTCAATCTCACTTTGCACCCTTGGCCTTTGGCTTACTCGGCTGGGCCGGTTTGGGTGCTGCTGCTGCCACAGCCTTTTGTGCGGCAGCGTTCATCCTGGCAATCTCAATGGCCGTGTCGTTTTTGCCCTCGGCGATCTCCAGCGCTGTCCTGGCCGCCAACTCGGCCTTGGCCATGTCGGTCTGGGCGCTGAGCTTTTGCTGCGAGGCCTTGAGCGCCATGTCCGCGCCCAGTGCCGCGTGTTGGGCGTCCTGGCCCTCCCCGGCTTCCTCGGCGCCACCGGCCTGACCGGCGCTGAGCATCAATTCTTTGCGCTTGATGTCAATCTCCGCCCGGCGGGCTTCAATATCGGCCAGCACAGCGGCGGCATCGGCCTTGAGCTTTTCTACCTTCGCCGCCTGCTCATCCAGGCTGAGCTGCTGGGCTGCAGCATTCATCTGCTGGTTGTGGGCCGCCTCTGCTTGCTGGGCCTGCTGCTGCTGCTCTTCCTCGGGCGTGAGCTTCTTGCTCGGGTCGCGCATGCCGTTGAGGCTGCGGATGCGGGCCACCAGCTCGTCTTTGTTGGGCAAATCGGCCATGTCGATCACCAAGTCGAGCATGTTCATGGCAATTTGCGGGTCCATGGCGGCGAGTTTGGTGGTCACATCAAAGAGGCTCTCAAACATCGCCTGGCGCAGGCTTGACCTGAAGTCCTGCTCCGCCACAATGAAGTCCGCCTGCGAGGCGGTGATGGCGTTGAGCGTGCGCCCGCTGGCTGGGTCAAGCTGGTTGACCGTATCCCAGGAGGAAACCCCGCGCTCGTTGGTCAGCCGTATCACTTTCTCTTGGTTGTAAAACTGCTCGATGAGCGAGAGTTGCATCTCCCCGGCCAGCTGGAACGCCAGGCGCAGGTTGTCAAAGAGCTCGGTGGTCACCGTGCCGCCCTGATCCTGCCGGGCAATGATGGCCCGGCCTGATGTGGCGTTGCTGTGGCGCCCCAGGTTCTCGTCAGTCACGCCGCTGACCTGGCGGATGGCCAGCGCGTCGCGGTCCATCAGCACCATGTGTTCGTGTGCGAGTTGCACATCGCGGTTGATCTCCAGCGTCTTGCCCGGGTTTTTAACAATCACCGCATCCGGGCGGGCCACCTCCTGGCGCAACTCCTCCACATCGTCCACCGCCCCCTTGTCCATGATGACCTGGTTGGTCGACAGGATGTACAGCGCCTTGGAGGCGCGTTTGTTCAAGTCCTCCTGCGCATCGCGCACTTGGCGCACCGCCCCGTAGGGCGCGTTGTCGCGCTTGCGCCGGAAGCACCACACGGGCACAAAAGGTATCTTGTTGTGGTGGTAGGGACTGGCCTGCTCGCTGAGCAGGCCCTGATCGGTGTAGATGGCAAAGCGCACCTGCATCACCGCGCGGGGGTAAATCTGCACCAAGCCGAGCTGTGCGGCCTGCGCATGCTGCGGGTTTTGCGCGTCAAAGGGCCGCCCGTTGAGCCCGGGGTCGCCGCGCATGGTGGGTACGGTGGCCGGCACTTTGTACCAGCACTCAATGAGCTTGACCCGCTCGCGCCCCTCAGAGAAACTCGTCGCCCCCGAAAAAGACGCACTCCTGCTGGCGTTGACATGGCTGAAGTCCTCCCCGGCCGGTGTCACCCGCTGGTTCATGTACCAGGTCTCATCGTCCTGGTTGTTGTGGGTCAGGCTCGATTTAATGGCCCC